CCGTTGTAGGCGCTGGTCTGACCCATGCCATCGTTGACAAACTTGCTGTGTTGGATTGTGCCTGTGCTGGAGAACTTGACTACCAAGGCTTGATCGTAGGTAGTTTCGTAGCGTCCCGAACCCACAGCATATACGCTTGTGCCCGCGGCATTCCATGCTACACCAGTGAACTCGTCGCTGTTTGAGCCACCGATGGCCTTGGTAAAGTCTGGAGTCCAAATAAATGCTTCGCCGGCCATATTCTGCTTGATAGCAAATGTGGCACCAACTGCGGTGTAGTCAACTGTCTGATTGGTTGTCAGCAACAGATGTGTTGATGGAATACTGCCGCTGACATAAGTGAACGATGTAGGAACACCAGCATCAACAGTGGCCACTTCCAATACAATATCGTTGGCAGGGCTGGCGCCACCAGCAAACTGTGTGCCGCTGATAGTGATCACATCACCTACCACATAGTTGTTTGTGCCAGTGTTTGTATTATTATAGTAACCATAGGTGCCATCTGGATTAAAATTTAACACTGTTATTGGGTTACCTGTAGCGGTTTGATGGTTGGTACCAGTTAATTCAGTAGCAGTGGCAACACTTGTGCCTGCCGCTGTTCCACTATTGCTTACACCGTTAATAATACCACTACCAGTAATTGAGTCTACTGTGATGATGATATCGTTGTCTGGTGTTGCTCCAGTTGCGTATGTACCGTTGCCTATTGTAAACTGGCCAAGGCTAGTGCCTATAGATATACTAGTAGTTCCAGTAGTAGGGTACAAAAGATCTCCTTCGTCCTCTACTCCAGGTCCAGTAATAGTAAGTGTTTCGCCTAGGTTGTCAATGTTGGTAAGCACAGTACCTGTAGTTAATACTGCTATGATTGCTGTTTCTGTTGAGTTAACGACTATAGCATCAGCACCTCTCCTTACATTTGACCCAGTCCAATCAACACCCTCAGTATATGTGGTAGTATTCTCAGCACCTGTTAAACTTGTACCTAAAATCTTAATCTTGTGTCCTACACGATAGTTTGTACCACCAGTCTCAATACCAGCACTATAAGTTCCATTGCCGTTGTTGATGATGTCAAATGTTGCGCCAGTACCTTGACGAACCACATTGGTCATTCCAGCGTAAAGGTTTACATCTTGAACTTGGGCCTGATCAGTAATACCAGTGCCAGTAATCCACCAGTCGCCGACGCTACTAAAGGCGTCTCCTGGGAAGTGTTCAGCATCAATGTCTGCTTTAGTAACCCATAGTTTATCTACCGCACTACCTGCTAAAGGAGTAATTGCTCCGTATTCAGTGTATTCGTTGAACTTTTCGCCAACTACTGCTACCTTACCTGTTGCGCTGACATCAACATCATAGGGGTAAACATCTCCTTCGTCTTTGAGTGTAGTTGTGCTGACCACTGTGCCTGAACCTGAATCAATCAGTAATACTACAGTTTCAGTCCACGCAGGATCAAATGTGTTACCAATATATGTTGGTGTAGAAATCACTACCACAGGATTGCCTGTGACTGGGTCAAATGTCATTGAACGCACTTCACAATGTGCGTCATCGTAGAAGTCAGTAACGCCATTTGCGTTGTTACTACCGTTGGCTACACCACTGATGATATTAACTGTGGCAACTTGACCGATAAAACTAGGGCCAAAACTGTTAATAGTTGCCACTTCTAATACTAGGCTGTTGACCCCATCTTGGCCAATAAGGTCTTCTCCCGCAAGAACAATTCTGTCACCTACTTTATAGCCGCTGCCGCCATTGGCAACCTCAACTACAGTATACACGTTGTTGACCCAAGTTACATTAAATGATGCGCCGTCACCACTGTGTAGTTGTCGCTTCCATACTAACTCGCCTTCTGGCGTAAATTTGTAAATGTGAGCACGATTGCCGTCCCACCAGTCACTGCCCAGCGCATAGGCAAAACCATCAGCATCGTGAGTAACACTTTCAAACCAAATGTCATCGTCATTGTTAGGGAATAAGCCATACATGTTAGCATAGCCTAACTGACGTTGATTTAGTCGGATGTTGGCATCTGCTGGTGCTGTAAATGTACCATCATTGCCAAATGTCCAAGTGTTGATCTTGCTGGCTACTCGTCTTACGCTGACGCTCACAGCCAGCGCAGAGAGCATCACCGAGCCGTCTACAGTCATAGCAATATCGTTTTGTAATGCTATTGGACCGTCAAATGCTGCTAATGTGTTGGTCAACTTGCCTGGAATACGACTTGTTGATAGTGTCCAACCTTCTGCTGACCAAGGAGTAGCATCAGTGTCGAACTGTGCCAAGAAGCCTTGTGTAAAGTAATCAAACTCACCCCAAGGTGTCATAAACTGATCCACGCCAGCCTGGCCAAGTCTAACTGAGCCGCCGATAAGAATCTTATCGCCTCGAACTGCCATTAAGTCTGTGGCAAAATACTCTGGACCAAATGGAGCATCGTTGCCGTATCCTGGAAATTCTTGTGAGTTAGGATTGTCAAAATAACTTTGCCAGATGACAGCACCTGTGGATTTGTTATATCTGGCCAGCGCCAATGTGGCATTCCAGTAGCCTAAAGATTCGTCAACATCGCCTGCGGAGCGACGTTGATAAGTTGAGGCATACAAGTATAAGTCGCCATCATCACCAACTGCTGTGCTAACGCCAACCCAAGAACATTCGCCTGGACCAACACGACGATCCCACGCTACTACACCCAGTGTGGTCATCTTGAATATTACAACGGCATTGCTCACCGGACCAGCCCAAAGATTTTCGCCACTAGAAACAACATAAATGCCAGTGGCATAGATGTTGCCCACGCTGTCAAGACTGACGCCTGTTACAGTACCGCCATTGATATCATCAAGTGCTATAGATTTCTGCCAGCCTAGGCCGCCGATGCTGGTAATTTTAGTCACTAACATTACAATATCTGTAGTGGTGTTTCCATCAACATTATGTTCAACTTCAGCATGACCTGCCGCTATGATGTTGTTGCTGAAGTCAACTTCTAAACAATTAACGTTTGAAAATCCACTGTCAACCATCAGTGATCGTTGCCAAACGATTGTGTCAGCAGTGGAGTTTAGTTTGGCCACAAATCCTATGTTTTCATCGCCGGATGGAAAGTAGAAGTTACCGCCAATGATAATGTTATTGCTGTTGTCAACGGCAATGGCCCTAATTGTAAACGAGTCATTTAACACAAAACTTTCACAGAACATGATAGCGCCAGTTTCGCCGTTCATTTTAATAATATATTTGGTAGAACTGTCGTCTGGATTTACCGCAAATATGATATTGTCAGCACTGTCGATGACCACATTGCTTTCTAAATAGTGACTATCGTTAATTGCTCCAACTGACTTCTTCCAAACTAATTCACCTGCTGTATCAAACTTGGCTATGACCACTCCGTCGTCTTGGAGGTCAATCACGGCAGCAACAATGGCATTGCCTTCACTGTCATAGTTTGTGCTGGTAACAACTACACCTTTCCATTCTGGGTTATTGATTTGATCTTCTCTACGTAGTCGAACAAGCCAACGATCAGCATCACCAGTTTGAACTGTGATAGAGCCTTCGTTTACTAACTGATCCCCACCCGAGTGTTCGAGCACATTCCAACGGCTAACACCGTCACCATATTTAATCTTGCCGGTATCAGATTCTAAACCTGGTTCACCTGCGGCTAGTATCGGATTACCTGTGGTCCAATTAGCCGCTGTATCTCTACGTAATTTAATTCTAGTTGTCATTTTATACTCCGCCTCCACCGATGGTGTTGTCTATATTGTCATTGTAGGTTTGATCGGCAACCCCGCCGTCTGCTACAAATTGTGATCTGCCCGTTAACCACGGGGTCAATGTGCTCCACGCTGAGCCAGTCCACTGATATGTAGCAGAGTTATCTGCTACGTATTCTTGACCTAGCGTTGGATCTGTTGGGAATGTTATCATTGTTGTGTCCTATTCATATTTATCGTATTGTATTATCGTACCCAGTACCAAATAACTCCTGGGCCGCCGTCAAGGTCGCCCATGTACGGTGCTGGCTCCCAGAACGCTTCACAACCTTGAATTAGTGTGCCCCACCAACCGCCACGGAATCCGTCTGTGGTTAGCCATCCTGCGTTGATACCAATACCAATCCACGGCATACGTGCTTCTATACTGTTATCACCGTAGTTCCAATTGTTATCACCGCGTCCCCAGTGTGCTAGTTCTGTAATGTTCTTGCGCCAACCTTCTGTGCCCAACTGTGCGTCACCCATGCTGATATCATTTTCAAGAGTTTGTGTAAACAAGTATGCTTCGTTAGCAGTCCAAGCACCGCCAGTTGTAAGATGTTCACGAGCAGTGATCATAAAATCAAATCCTGACTCGCTACGTTTAATCTTATCAGCCCAACTTAAGATGCTGTAGCATTGTTCAACTGTTCGTGTATCGTATTGGGCTAGTTGAGTAGGACAGGCTGTTTGATTGCGTAGAAATACTTGATCTGTGGTCCAACTACTATTAGTATTTTGAACTAGTAACGTCCATCCACCGCCTAGTGTGGTCATATCACAGTAGACAGCGACAGGATGGCCGTCGTTGATAGCATCATTCCGTATCCAGTAGACACCATCTTCACTGTCTGGATAGTCTTGTTTGATTTGCCAAGCACTGGTGCTGTATTCTTCTCTAGTCTTGCCAGTGTGAACACCCAAGGCTAGATTACGTGCTATAAGTTCTGCTTTCTCTCTTGCTAGGATAGCCTGTTCAGTTGTGCGTAGTGAAGCAGTTAGTGCAGTTCTATCACTGATAGGCAAAGCGTCATAATATGCTAATACCTTTTCATTACTTACTGCACCATCTGTATTTTGTAAAGACTCCTGTAGTGTGTCGAAGTTTTCATTAACGGTATTAATGACATCAACTAACGGATTAGCAGGGTGTAGGTCTTTTAGTTCTATTTTCTTAAATGTCATAGGATCCTCAAAGTTTTCATTGACGGTGTTAATAACATCAACTAACGGATTAGCAGGATGTAGATCGTTTAGTTCTAGTTTTTTAATAGTCACGATATTCTCTTACCAGTTAGTGCCAGTCCACGCCACACGGACCCAAATGTCAGTTACATTATCAACATAGTCTTGCTTACAATAGTAAATGTAAGGGTCGGAGAACACTACCATACCTTCCTTGTCCCCAGCAGCACCATAACTGTGTTCTGGCACGGTGCCATTAGGGAATGTAGTTCTACCATCTTTGTCGAATGTCCAAGTCTTATCAGCAACCTTGACATCAAATTCAAGATATTGACTTATGGTATAAACATTGCCTCCTCCAGAAGGAAATTCTGATCCGTCTGGCAATGGGCCTGATCCGCTACCAATTCTTATGATCAGGGCCACGCCACCGTTGTCTTGTACGGCTGTTATTGGCTTCCACCCTATTAGGCCCGGACCTTTGATATACCATGGTCCACCAATTTCAAGTATTAAACGTAATATTGGACTATCAGTATACATAAAAGACGCTGCCTGCGGGACATAATTAGTAACTGCATTAGTAGCGGTAAAACAATAGCCTTTTAGAGTATTCTCAGGAGGCGTTGTACTACCATCTAAACCAAATCTCCAATTTTGACTGGTTATACTGTTGTGTGTTCGTAGAGTAATTTCTCCACCGTTGTGAGCCCATACTGTGATATCACCGCC